AAAAAGCCGGGCGGCGGCTGCTGCTCGATGGCCGCGGCCGTCCGGTCGGCCCGGCAGGGCAAGTACCGCCTGGCCGCCCGGTACGCGCGGATGACGCCGCGCTACATCGCCCGACGGTTCGCCTGATGGGGGCCGTTCCACCGCCGGGATCGTCCCGCAAGGCGCGTGTCCGGCGGCCGGGAAATCTGAACCCGCCGCCGAGCAAGCCGTGCTGTTCGATTGCGGCTGCTGGGCGTGCGGCCGGGCGCGGAAGGTACCGCCTGGCCGCACGGTACGTCCGGATGACGCCGCGCTACCTGGTCGGGCACTTCTCCTGATCTGACCAAACGAGAAAGCCCCCGCCCCGGGGAAGTGGGGCGGGGGCTTTCTTCTGTTCGTAGTCAGCTGGTCTTGCGCCAGGTGCTGCCGGGGTTCTTCGCGGCGAACGCCTTCGCCTCGGTCTCCTTGACGGCCGAGAAGCGCTTCAGCTCCTTGCCCGTCGCGTCCGTCACAACGTAGTTGCCGAGGCCGCTCCCGCCGCCTCCACAGTTGCACCCCATCAGGGTCTCCTCACTCTGCAAGGGCGTCCAGCAGGTCGCCCATCACGTCATGGTAAACCGGGGCCGGGTCCTCGCGGGTGGCGTCGGCCAGCAGTGTGTCCCACTCGGCGGCCAGCTCCGCCCGGCGCGCGGCGGCTTCCTGCTCGGCGATCATGCCCCGGGCGATGGCCCGACCGAGAGCATCCACGTCCAGCGGGGCGGGCATCGAGGCGACGGCTGCCGTCAACTCCTCGTCGTCGTCGGTGACCCGGGCAAGTGCCCCGGCGGCGACCAGCGAGTACAGGTCGTCCTCTCCGGCGGCGGCGGACGCGGCGAGCATGCGCGGGATCGGGAATCCGGCGGTGTTGACGTGCAGGGCGGCGACCATCTCCAGGTTGCCGCCGATGCGCCGCCAGTCGCCAGAGAGCGGGGTTGCGCGCATCACCCGCACGGCGGCGTCGTCGGCTTCCGGGACGACGGCACCCGCGACCCAGATGCCGTACTCGTCCTCACCGGCGCGCACGAGGGCACCGGTGTTGTTGCTGTTGTCGTAGTGCTCGGCAGCAGCCCGGTAGCCCAGGTTTGGCCCGGCGTGCCCCCCGGCTCCGTAGGTGAGGCGTCCGACCGGCAGCCGGGTGCCGTCGGCGGTGACGGTTTCGCCGGTGTGGAAGTACGCGTAGTTGGTGGTGGACTTGGGCGGCTTGACGCAGGACGAGCCGATGCCGACGTGGCAGGTTTCCCAGACGGCGACGTGCCCGTAGACGCGGCCGTCGTCGCTGATGTGCAGCGGCGTGGGGCCTTCGAGCTTGGGATCGTCGAACCATTCGCGGGGGGGTGCGGCCGGGGCGGCTCCGGCGATGAGTGCGGCCATCTTGTCGCGGGCCTCCTGGTCTTCGGTCGTCTCGCCGTCGTTTTCGATCATGAGCGCGTCGGCGAGGACGGTCTCCGCGCCTGGCTCCGGGGCTGGCTTCGGGGCCTTGCCCGGCTTCAGGATGGCGTGCCCGGCAAGCTCGGCGAACGCGGGGATGTGCACGAGTGTCGCCGACGCGACACGGCCGGAGCGGACCATCTTCAGCCGGGGGCCGTCGTACGCCTCCTCGGCGAACACGGGCTCGGCCGCCGCGCAGCCGCAGTCGGATCCGGTGGCGCTGGCGTGCGCCATCTTCGCCGCCTTGATCTTTCCGCGCTGCTCCTTCTTCCACGCCGCGTACGCTTTCGGCTCCGGCACGTGCTCCATCTCGGCCTTGTCCAGGTCGACAGACGGCCCGATCACCTTGTTCTGCGTGAACTTCATCGCGGCGACTGCATGGTTACGCACGTCGTCCGGCCACGAGTCGTCGTCGTAGAACTCGCCTTCGGCGGGGAGCATCCCGCCGGTCTCCTTGCCTATCTTGTTGATGTGCCCGACGATGACCGCGTTCGCGTGCCCGCCCGAGTCGGCCGGGACGTACCGCAGCGGCAGCGGCAGGTCGCGGTGCGACAGGGCCCCGTCGTCGAACTGGCGGCCGTCGCCGGTCGGCTTCCCGATGACAGCGATCGGCATTCTCCAGCTGGTGCCCATGCGCCACCCCTTCTCTCTTTGCAGGTCAGAATACGGCGAGCGGGCAGCTACCGGCGTGACCGCCTGACATTCCGTTGTGGTTGCACGTGCAGGCCGGGCCGTTGTCGGTGGAGAGGATGGCGGGACCATCGTGCGGGTGATCCAGGGTGCAGTTCGGGTGCTGGCATCCCAGCTCGGTCGCCACGGGAGCATCCGGAACGCCGGTGAGGCTCGGCGGCAGGACGACCTCCTGCGGGCGCGGCACGGATCCGGCGCGGCCGGTGTCGTGCCGGATCCCGGCCCGGACGGCGCTGTCCTTCGCCTCGATCAGCCTGTTGATCGCGGTCTTTAACTCCGGCGAGTCGGTGGGAATCGTTTCGATCATTTCGAGAGCCGCCCCGAAGAAGGGGGCGGAGAACTTGCGCAGCTTTTCCGGGAGGTGGCTGAAGGTGAGCCATTGCAGGCCGTCTTTGATTTCTGCGTGCCGACCCTTGGTGGATTCCGCCGCGTGCTCGGGGCTTCCGTAGTACATCGCTCCTCCTCTGTTTTTGATCATGGTCACAGCCACGAAACTCCGACACTGAACAGCGCCAGGCCGGTGAACGCGGCGAGCGCTCCGGGCAGCAGGTCGATGATCAGGCCAGCCGTCCACACCTTGCGGCGCGGCTTGATCCGGCGCGCCGGGCGGCGCGTCGGGCGGCACGTGGCGGCGCAGGTGACGAGGTGCCGGGTGCGCATTCCCCGGCGGGCGGCCCGTGGGTGCGTGCTCATGGTCTTCTCCTCCTGATGCTGGACATGGTACGGGCACCCACCCGAATGAGGTGGGTGCCCGCTGCGGTGGGGTCGGTCAGATGTCGTCTTCGTCGGTGTCGACGTCGATCCACGTGTCGAGGGGCAGCGGGCCGATCTGGTCGCCGAGCAGGTTGACGAAGACGCCTTGCCCGGTGACGATCGGGAATTCGGTCACGCGGCGGTAGGTGTCCATGTGGTCGGCGGTGGCGTACATCCCAGGGCGAAGGTTCTGGATCATGACCTGCATTGCTGCCTCCTCGTTCGATCTGTCTGTCTAAAGACTACACCCCGCTTGACGTGGCTGTCAAGCGGGGTGTGCGAGGAATATCAGCGCGCAGCGGCAGTCAGCCCCGCAGTCAGACCCTCCAGTTCGTGCCGGTACTCCAGGTTCTCGATCCAGTGCGACGGGAAAGCGGACCGGCCGTACGCGGCACCGGCCAGCGCCCCCGTGATGCTGGCGATCGAGTCCGAGTCGCCGTCGGTGAACGCGGCCCGGCGCAGGGCGTCCGTCGGCTCACCCGGGAACGTGACCAGGGTGTGCACGGCGGCGGCCAACGCCTCCTCAGCCACCCATCCGCCCCCGGCGATGTCGCACGGGTCCTGCTTCGGCATGCGCGGGGCCTTGTAGACGCTGAGCAGGGCGTCGATCATCTCGTCCCAGCCCCGGGCGATCCACTGCTGCGGGGTGGTGGCCGCCGGAGCCCGCCGCAGCGACACCGGCGGCAGCGACCAGAAACTGTCGCCATCGGTGAACCAGTCCTTGCCCCGGCTCGGCGCGGCGGGCGGGTTCAGCATTCCCGCCTCCCACACGCTTCCCAGCACGTCCCCGTGGTAGGTGGTGCGCTGGTCGTAGGCGTACGCCAGCAGGTGCTCCAGGAGCATTTCGGTGGGCTTCGCGATGCCCTCCAGCAGCATCCGGACAGCGGCGGCGGTGAGATCGGCGGCGGCGAGTGCCGTCGGGTGCCCGTGGGTGATGGCGGCCTGCAACTGGGCGGCGGCGGCCAGCTGCCCCCACGTCCAGTCGGTGCGCAGCGCGAGCGGGGCGACGCGCATGTTCGCGCCGTTGCCCTTGCTGTTCGGGCGGGTAGCCATCAGCCAGGACTGGCCCATCTTCAGGGCACTCACCGCGCCGGTGCAGGCGGCCCCGGGGGCGCGCTTGCCGTCGAACGACTTCGGGTCGCTCTTCCAGGCGATGAACTCGGCGACGAACTCGTGCGTCATGCTGGCGGCCGGGGTGGCGCGGCCGAGCCGGGCGGCGGCCTTGGCGACGGCGATCGACATCTGCGTGTCGTCGGTGACGATGCCCTGCTTCGGGTTGTTCAGGCCGACGCGGTTCTGGAACGGGCTGCCGAATTTGGCGAGCGCGCTGGCCTTCATGAATTCGGTGGGGCGGCCGAGGGCGTCGCCGTAGGCGAGTCCGAACATGACGCCGAGGCGGCGGTCACGGTCGGCGCGGTTGATGTCCCTGAGTTTCACGATGTGCTCTCCTTGCTCAGCCGCGTGCGCGGCCGTTGGTGGTGTAGTGGATGCCCTGCTGGGCGCGCCAGGCGCGTCCAGCGTCGGTGATGTGCCGGTTGGTCATTTCGATGGCGTCGAGGTCGCGGCCTTCGTGCACGGCGCGCAGGATGGCGGGCAGGTTCGGGTCGACGTCGAGGTTGTCGCGTTCGCTGGAGTGCAGGGTGCGCAGTTCGCGGGTGAGGAAGCGGTACGCGGCGCTCTCCTCCTGGTAGGTGAGCGGGGTGGCGATGGGGTGTTTGAGGCGGTTGAAGAGTTTGCGGATCATGGCCCCTCCGTCCTGAACTGTATGGCTAAAGCCTACAGCTATTTGACGAGGATGTCAAGCCGCTCGATGAGCAGCTTCCGCACCTCACCCACCGGCACCATCGACGACGACGCCCGCGTCAGCACACCGCCCGCGATCAGCTGCGAGATCCGCTGACGCGAGTAGCCCAGCACCAGCGCCGCGTACGACTGGCCGATCGTCGTACTGTCCGGCGCGTAGCCGCCCGGCACGGCGAACATCATGCGGCCCAGCGGAGTGCGCCAGAAGCGGTCATCCAAAAGCTCGGCCTCATTCACCAGTACGTGCATGACCGGCACCACCTCCGGCAGGCGCAGCTCCAGCGCCTCTGCGATTCCAGCGGCGGAGCGGCGGCAGGCGGCCTCGCTCACGATGCCCGGCTTCTCGCGCTTCCAGATCATGCTGTGCCGCCTGTCCAGGTCGCGCAGGCGTCCGGTGAGGTTGGTGATGACGGTGGTCAGGTCCATTGTTTTCCTCCATGAGGGAGAAGGCCCCGGCGGGGGGGGGGGCCGGGGCCTTGCGTTGGGTGGGTCAGCGGTGCGGAGCGGCGTTGTAGATCCACACGCCGTTGATGTTCTTGCGGCCGGTCACCCGAGCCCTCCAGCCCAGCCGGGTGAGGTGCCAGGCCAGCTCCATGGCCTGCGCCCAGCTCATGTCAGGCCGCCCGGAGCAGGCGGCCGAGCAGGACGTGCAGGCGCGGGATGACGTAGGTGTAGACGGACTTCTCGTCGACCCGGGTCTCCGTGCCCAGCGGCATGCCGTCAGCGTCGGCCAGCAGCTCCGTCTTGGTGGTGAAGCGGCCCAGGGTAGGCAGCACGTCAGCGGAGGTCTTGAACCGCTGAATGCGGATGACCTTCTCGCTGTCGGCGGTGTCGCACGTGATGTACATGGTCGGCTCGCCGTCGAGGATCAGTACGTACCGGGCAACGGTGCCGGTGGTCTCGTCGTACTTGATCTCGTCTGCGGTGTGGCCGAGCTTCATGGTGTCCTCCGTAGGTCTGTCGTCCTGCGTGTAGACCTATAGTAGACACCGTTTTACGAAGCTGTCAAGCCTTCCCGGTGAAGATCTTCGCCGCCGCCGCCAGCGACTGACGCACCCGAACACCCGGACGCAGCCCCCGCAGGAACGCCCCCGCCTCCTCGCCCGACATCCCCGCGCCGCCGCCAGTCGGCTCATCCACGATGCGCAACTCCATGTCCCCGTAGTGCTGATACAGGGCGTCCTGCGCAGACTGCTCGGCCATCACTTGTCTCCCACCACGCGGACCCGCATGACGGTCTTGCCGCCCGACTGGGTCACCGACAAAACCTTGAACTTCGTGCCAGCCGCCAGCAGCATTTCGTTTTCGTTCTTGAAGTGAGACAGGTGCTTGACGAAGTAGGCGGGCGTGCCGATCGGGGCTTCGATCTCCAGCTGGAGCGCGCCGCCGAAGTTGCCGCTCTCGCCCGCAACCGTGGTCGACGTGAAACCGGGCTCCTCGATCGTCTTCCCGATGAGGCCCTTCGCGTTCTCAAAGCCGTGGAACTGGGCGGGCAGCGCATCCCATCCGGTGCCGCGCTTCAGCAGGGTGTGTTGCTGAAGCGGCATCATCGCGGACTGGATGTTGATGATGTCCTGCTTGTAGGCGGGGCTGAGCGATCCGCCCTTGCGCAGGTAGGTGTTGTAGGTGTGGTACATCGAGCCGGTGTACGAGGTCAGCGACTTTTTCTGCTCGGCGCTGAGCTTGATCTTCTGGTCCTTGATGTACTGGTCCTGCGCGATCTTCGCGCTGGTTGCCGATGCCGCGTGGAACGCGCTGGACGGCAGGCTCTCGTCGTGCGGGCCGGGACCGGCAAGCTTCTGCACCTTCTCACCGGGTGCGAGGATGACCCCGTCCGGGAGGTCCAGTTCTCCGGTGAGCTGCTTGACCACCTTCGGATCCGGGGTGGCGTGCGACTCGGCGTACGCCTTGCCCGCGCCGGTCGCCAGCCACTCGGTGATCTTCTTCTCCAGCATCCCGGAGTTCGACACCCCGAGCTGCTTGGCGAAAGTCTCGTCGATCGTCTTGACCACCTGATCGACGGACAGCCCGCCAGGAATGTCCTTGCCGTGCGCGGCGGCCAGGTTCACCAGGTTGGCGAACACATCCTCGGCAGGATCGGCCAGGTACTTGCCTTTCGGCATGCCCTTGTAGTCGCTGGTGATGGTCTTCTTCAGCGTGGCCGGGATGTGGCTGATCGACGTGTCGCCGTCGGAGATCTTCACCGGGACGGCCGGAGCCGACGGGGTCACCGATGGCGACGGCTTCGCCGCCTCACCGAGCGTGCCCGCCTTCGCGAGCTTCTTCTCAGCCGCCGTCATGTGCGCGGTGCCGAGCTTGCCGCCCAGCTTCGCCACCATGTAATTCTTCGCCGCCGTCGGCTTGCCGTAGTTCGGCCCGGAGTAGCCGCCGGTCTGGTAGTAGGCGGTTTCGGCGGCGGCCGTCTTGACGGCGGGCGCGTCCAGCTTCGGCAGGGACCGCTTCTTCAGTCCGGCTTCGGTGCGCAGCACGTCCAGCTGGCTCTGCGCCTGCTTCAGCTTGAACTGGAACTGCTTCTCGGCCGCCTGCGTGGCGTGGATTTTCTCCTGCCACGCCTTCCACTGCGGGGATGAGGTGAGCGGGTTGCCGGTGTCCGGGTCGGTGGGCACGTTCAGCTCGGCTGCGTGCTCCTCGGCGTGCATGACCGCGATCTTCCCGGCGGCCGTCTTCAGGTCGCCCAGGTTCTGCGTGAAGCTCGCATACGACGGGTGCTGCTTCATCTGGTTCATCTCGTACCCGGTGGCACCGTAGATGACTGCCTTCGAAGCGACCTTGCCCCACGACGTAGAGAACGCACCGGAGATCAGCGTCTGGTCGTAGTCGGACAGCTTGACCGGCTCGGCTGCCTTCTCGTTCGCCTTCTCGGCGGCGGCGAGGAACGCGGCCTTCGCTGCGTCGGCCTTCTCCTGCTGCTTGTCCACGGCGTCGGCGACGTGCGCGAACTTGGCCTTCAGCAACTCCTCGTGGAGCTGGATTGCCTTCTTGTCGTCGGCGGTCAGCGCGTTGCCGTGCACGTCCTTGCCGCTGGCCAGCGCTTTCCCGTGGTGGTCGGCAATGTGCTGGTCGAGCAGCACCTTGGACTTCTTGGCCATCACCAGCTGGGCGTACGCGTTCGCGAGCTGCGCCTGCTTCAGCTCCACATTCGGCTCGCCGAGCACCGCCGGGCTGAACTTCGCCGCGTCGTCGGTGGCCATCCCCGCGCCCAGCTTCCCAGCCTGCTGCGTGTCGGCGAGCGACAGGGCGGTGCTCGGCGAGGTGGCATCCGCTCCCGGCGTGGACAGCAGCTCGTGCGCGCGGTCTTCCAGCTGGTAGGACGTCATGTCCTCCGGCTTCGGCGCGTTCGCCTTCTTTACGGCGGCGTTGAGCTTGTCGGTCAGCGCCTGCTTGGCAGCCTTCGTCTTCGCCGACAGGTTCTTGATGTCCTCATCAGAGGACGCCACAGAATGATTGAGCAGGTGTTTCAGGTACGCCTGGAGAGATGCCTTGTCGACCGGGCCCAGCTTCTCGGTGGCGGCGGGACCGCTGTCCACGTACAGCTTCTTCGACACCTTGCCGTACGCCTTGACCTTGGCCTCGGCGACGTAGCGGGCCGTCAGCTCGGCGGACATGGCCTGCTTGAAATCGGCCATGGCCTGCTTGACGGCGGGCTGGCCGGTGATGGCCGAGTCGTACATCTTCGTGGTGTGGTCTAGCAGGCCCTGCGCGACCGTGTCGGAGTTCTTCGGGATGTCAGGGTTGTCAGGGTCTTCGAGGTCGGTGACCCCGGCTTTCGCCTTGGCGATGGAGGCCAGCTCGGTGACCGGCTTTCCCCCGGCCAGCTCTTTCGCCTGCGCGGCGGTCATCGCGGGCTTCGGCTCGTCCTTGATGCCGAGCTTGCCGTCAGGCGCGTTGAACTTGTTCAGCATCTCCTGCGCGGCGCTGATCTTCTTTGGGTCGAGGAACTTGGTCTTGGCCTTCTCCAGCTCCTGCACGATCTTGGCCTGCACGGCAGGGTCGAGGCTCTTGAACTCTTCGGGAGTGAGCTTGGAGTAGGCGGCGAGGTGGTTCTTGGACCATCCGGCACCGAGCGCGTTCCCGTTGGCCATGTCGATGGCGTGCTGCACGTGCTTGGGCAGTTCGGCGGGCTTCTCCGCCACGTTTTCGATCTTGGCGGGGGAAGCGGGGGCGGGCTTCGGAAGCCCCTCCTTCACCAGCTTTTCGACACCCGTCTTTACGTTCGGCTCACCCAACTTGACGGCCTTGTGGTGCTTGACCATCTTCTCGACCAGGGGCGGCAGGCCAGGCTTGCCCTGCTCGATGTGCTCCTTGATTTCCTTGTTGAACGTGCCGATGTGCGCGTCGTTGTCGCCGTGGCCGAGGCCGAGGCCGGGCATGTTGTCGGCGACGGCCTGCTTCAGGGCGGACTGGGCCAGCTTGTCGACCAGTGTCTTCATCTTCGGCTGGTCGGTGAGCTTGCCACCCTCCTTCAGCTTGTCGACGACAGCGATCATCTTCTCGGCGTCGGCCAGAGAACCGGCCTTGACGCCGGGGATGGCGTCGGCGAGCGCGATCATCGCCCCGGCCTGCGCCTTCGACGTGGCCGTGAGGTCCGGCTCGCCAGGCTTGAGGGGAACGTGGTGCGGGGCGACCTGCGAGGTGGCCGAGTTATTGGCGGCAAGCGGCTTCTCGGTGGTCAGCTTCGCCGCGCTGTCCTTGCGGCCCAGCTTCTCTAGTAGCTCGGTGGCCTTCTTCTGCTGCGGCCCGAACCCTTCGACCTGGATCTTCTTCAGCTCGCCCCGGATGACATCCTGCTCGCTGCCGGACAGCGCCTTCCACTGCTCGTCGGTGATCCCGGCGGCCTTGTCCAGCTTGTACTGCGGGGTGACCTTCTCCTGCGCGATGACCGTCGCGATGCCCTTGGAGGCGACCGTGGGCTTCTTGCCCTTCGGGCCTTTCAGGTCGGGCTTGGCGTCGGTGATCTTCAGCGTCTTGACGGCCTGGCCGAGCGTGGTCTTGCCGGGCACGTTCGTCTGGATGCCGTTGGCGTCACTGATGGCCTTGCCGACGGCGTGCGCCTCACCGGTCGCGCCGACGGCCGTCTTCCCGGCGTCCGGGTGCGGCTTTGCGATGATCGGGGTGAGCAGCTTCTTCGGGATCGGCTTGCCCTGGGCCTTCAGCTCCGCGATCTTTGCCACGCGCTTGTCGTTGAGCTTCTTGACCCGTTCGGCCTCGATGCTTTTCCACACGTGCGGGGCGACCGCGTGCAGGGTGCCTTTCCAGCCTTTGCAGGGGCCGGGGTGCAGCGGGTTGAGGCAGGCGGTCAGCGAGCAGGTGTCGTGCGCGTCCTCGTCCTGGTGGATCCATCCGGTGATGGAGGCCAGGACGGTGCCGAGGGTGCCGAGGGGGCCCTTGCTGTAGGTGCCGAAGGTGTCGGCGGAGGCGGTCAGCTGCATCAGTTCGGCGGCTGCGGCACCGGCGTCGAAGGCGGCCGGGAAGTCGGGGAACGGCTCGGCCTGGACCACGGCCGAATCGAACGAGTACGTGCCCAGCTTCGCCATGCGCTCATCGTAGCGGTCGTTTTTGATCATGGGGGGATGCGGCGGTCACTCCCCCGGCGTCGCCGCGTCCTCCGCCCGCGCCCCCTGCCACGCCCCGAAATGGCTGGCCACGTTCGCCCACACCGACATCACGATCACCCACAGAATCGAGTCTTTCCACCACAGCAGCGACGGCACCAGCAGCAGAATCCACACGGCCGTCATCACGGCGTGGAAGCGGCGCAGGTAGCGCACCGGGATCCCCTTGTCAGGGCCGGGCGCTACCGCATCGTCGCGCGGGTCGACGCTCACGCGCGGCCTGCGTCCCGGATCGTCTTGTCCTCCTGCGCCTTGCGCTGCTTCTGCGCCGCCGCCGACTTCTGCTTGTGGTACGCGGCCCGCTGCTTCTTCGACATCCCGGCCAGCTTCTTCTGCTCGGCCCGCCGCTGAAGGATCTTCTCGGCCCGCTTCTCCAAGGTGTCCCGCTGGCGTTGCTTCTGCCGGTCCAGGGTGTCCTGCTGCCGGGTGTCCTGCTGGCCGGTACGGACGGCCTGGATGTCCTTGCGGGCGGCTTCGCGCAGGGTCTGCTGGTGCGGGGCAAGCGCCTTGCGGTAGCCGGTGATGGCCCGGCGCGCCATGGCGGCCAGCTTCGGGTTGCCGGGGTTCTGCGCGGCGACGGCCTGCGCCTGCGCGATGGCCCGGGTCAGGCCGTCGACTGCGGTCTTGGCGACCTGCGCAGGGTTCTTCTTCTGCTCCTGCTCGTAGCCGGGCTCGGCCTGGCCGCGTTTCTGGCCTTTGCACAGGCCGGGCTTGTGCGTCTGCATGCAGAACTGGCCGTCGGTGCACGCCTGCCGGAGTAGGGTTCCGGCGGCGGACAGGGACGGCGGGCCCTTGTATCCCCTGTGCTTCATCGACGTGGGCTCGTTTTTGATCTCCATCAGCTCCACGCAGCGGCAGTTCACCACCTGGTTCGCGGGCGCACCGGCGGCGTGCGGGTGCATCATCAGGACCGCGCCGCCGGGGCCGAGCCGGAACGGGACGCCCCACGGCTGCACCTGCCCGTCGGCTTCCCGGTGGTCGGGGCGGGTCCGCTGGTCCTCGGTAGCCAGCCACCGGTGCACGTACGAGGTGCCCTCGTCGGCGTCAGCGAGCATCGTGAATGCGTCGTGCAGACCACCGTTGTACGCGCCTACGACCTCGGTCCTCGCCACCGTCCGCGCCCGGTTCTTCCAGCGCTTCATGCCGGTGTCGGTGAACAGCTGCTCGATCTGCTCCTGCACGTCGGGGATGCTGGCCCCGTTCGTGGTGCCGGAGTCGATAATGTGCGAGACGAGGCCGAACACTTCGTCGGGGACCTGCTGAAGCCGGTTGGCGGCGTCGGCGATCCAGTTGCGGACGAACGGCCGGGTGTCGAACAGGGTGCCGTCGGCGAACAAATCCTTGTATGGGGTGGCGATGACGTCCCGCGCGACCTTCTCCGTGTATTTGGTGGCGACGGCCGCCCACTTCGGGCCCTGGCTGAACACGGTCATCGGGTCGGGCATGAGTGCCAGCCGGGCTACGCCGCCAGCGAACATGGCGGTTTTCACGGCGGCCAGCCACTCCACCATCATGTCCAAGTACGCCTCGTACAGGGCGGGTTCGTACTGGGCGAAGACGTCAACGGCGGCCTGCTGCTGGGCGGCGGCGTCAGGCAGGGGCGGGGTTGGCATCCTGCTTGTTTCCCTTCACGAGGGCGGCGGCGAGTAGACGACGGCGGCGGCCTGTGCGGCGTCGGCGAGAAAGCAGGATGCCCAGCGGGTGAGGGCTGTTCGCCATCTCACCCCGTCCAGTTCTCCGCGCGTACGGCGCGCTCCTGGGCGTTGAGGGCGGTGACGACACGGGCGGACATGGCCGGGTCGAACATGACGCCGATGTACCGGTCGCCGTCGTAGATGTTCTGCGCCTGATGGTTGCCGACCCGGTAGCGGTCAGCGGTGCCCTGCGGGCGGTCGATCAGGGAGCCTGCGGGGACGTTGCCCATGGATCCGTCTTCGTACAGCAGGGTGGCGAAGTCATCGGCGACGGATAGGATGGTGACTTTCTGGCCCCGGTACCAGCGGGTGGTGCCGGAGGCCTGGTGGGCGGGTGTCTGCACGTCGTTTTCGATCATGAAACCAGGTCTCCTCGGGTCTGGTGCAGCATGGTGCGCAGGTAGCCGGGCTCGTGCGCCAAGCCACGCGTCAGCAGCTCCGTGCAGTAGCCGCCGAGGACGGATTCGAGCGTGTCCGGGTCGACGCCCAGCTGGGTCGCCTGGTCCCGCACGTGGATCCACGCCCCGGCCAGCAACTCCTGCGTCTTGTCGGGGGCGGCGACGACGCAGGTGTGAAGTTCGTGCTTCGGAACGCCGTAGCGGGCACGTGCGGGGCCGGGCACGAGACGACCACCGGCCAACTCCAGCGCGCGCCGTACGGCGGCATCAGCCGCGTAGAACAGCGGGCCGTCGCCGTCCTTCGCGGACGCGGCGAGCGACTTCAGTTTCTGCCTGCCGACGTTGCCCTGTTCGGCGTCGGCGACGGACGGGAACTGCGGCAGGTCCCGGTTCCCGGCGTCGGCCGGTTCGGTGCCTGCTTCGTCGTATCCGGGGTCGCCGGGCATCAGGTCGCCCTCGCCCGGGGCGGGCGCGCCGGGGGCGGCCGGTGGGGCGATGGCGGGCAGGCCCAGCACCTTCTGCACGGCCGGGTCGGTGGCGAACTGCGGGTTCGCCATAACCAAGGCTTTCACCAGCTCGTACACCTTCTCGGTGTCGTCCGGCGCGTCGTCCTCGGTGAACGCCGCGTTCTCCCGCGCCGCCTTCTCGGAGATGAGGCCCTTCTCGACGAATTGCAACGCCTGGTCGGACCGGTTGGGCCGGACAGCAAGGGCGGCGATGTCGAACCAGAGCGTGTACTTCTCCGGGCTGGAAATTCCGGCGGCCTTGAGGGCGGGCTGGAAGTATCCGATGTTGAGGGCATCGGCGAGCTGGATGAGCAGGGGCTCAACGTGAACCTTGATCGAGGATTCTTCGATCTGCCACGCCGACCAGTGGTTGCTGCCGCCCATGCCGGTGAGGACTTCGGGCGGGATGTCGAGGCTCCTGGCCATGCGCTTGACGGCGGCCTCGCGCATTTCGGTGATCTTGTCGCTGATCGACGAGTCGAACGTCAGATGCTTGATCTTGTCGAGGGCGTCGGTGGCCACCTGCAACACGATCGGCACGATCGCCGCCGCGCTGTCCCGCTGCTGCATTGAGGTGGCCATAGTGCGCTGCAACAGCTGCGCGAAACCGTCGATGCCACCCGGGGTGGACGAGCCGGGCACATCCGACGGGGCGGCCGGGAAGTCGATGCTGTCCGGCAGCAGCAGAATGCCCGCACCGGCCAGACGCGAGTCCAGCTCGGCGAACACCCGCTTGGTCAGCTGCTCCATCTCCCGCAGGACGGGCAGGATGGCGCGCACCGTGCTGTCGGCGGCGTCGTAGCGGCGCGGATGCGGGTTCCACGCGCGGATCAGCAGATCCTTTTGCGGGTTCAGGGTGTACTGGCCGCCGCCGTGGGTGATGGACCGGCGGACGACGATCTCCTCACCGCGCCGGGTGATCTCCTGCGACGAGCAGACGTACCACTTGTCCTCGGCGGCGTTCTGGTAGCCCTCGGCAACGATGTACACGTCCCCGGCGACCATCATGTTGATGCCGAGCAGCCGCTGCGCCTGCGCCTTGGAGGCGGGCGTGCCGAACATGGTTTCGGCGATGGTGCGGACGCGCTCGTCGGTGACCTCGTCGCCGACGACACCGTCCTTGCCGACTTCGGCGGCGTACATGCGGCAGCGGGACACGGCGTTGCCGATCCAGTTGACGACGAACCGCATCTCGCCGCAGATGTCGTAGTGACGCCACGCCTCGTGCTGCCAGCGGTGGTCACCGAGTTTGAACATCTGCCAGCTGGACGCCTCTTTGAGGTCGATCGGTACTGCTGCGCCGACGAGCGCGTTGGCCGGGCGGGTGCCGGGGCCCGCTTCTCCTCCGGCCGGGACGGTCTTGCGCTTGGTCAGCAGCCCCACTCCGTCACCCCTTCACGCGCGCGAGCGCACCGGCCGCAGCGGACAGGGCCAGCCCGAGGGCGGGGACGAACAGCCACGGCGAATTGCCGTAAGCGTAGATGATCGGGGCGGCGGGGATGGCGAGCCAGATGGACAGGCACCAGGGGCAAAGGAACAGGTAGGCCAGCAGGTTGTGGCCGCGTTCCTTGAGGGTGGTGACGAATGCGTCGCGGGGGCGTTCGGTGATGACGTCTGAGGTGAGTAGGACGATCAGGCGCGCGAACGCGATGATCTCGATGGCGTAGACGAGGGAAAGGCCGGGCATGGCCACCATCGTAGGTGGTCAGCCCGGCCTTTCGCCGTTCAGGTGTCAGTTGCGGGGGGTCAGAAGACCTCGTCGTCCTCGTCATCCTCGTCGTCGCTGTCGACCAGATGCAGACCCATCGTGTCGCCGCCCGAGCGGGCCCACTGCGCCTCGCCCATCTCCTCCGGCTTCACGCGCAGCGTCTGCGCGCCGGTCAGCTTCGCCGCCGTGGCCCGCTGGATCCCCGACTCGTCGGAGTCCTCGAACACATCCACGTGCACCGTGGCCATGCCGGACACCGGCACCTGAACGGCCTTGCAGACCATCTGCGGCAGCTTCTCCAGGCCCAGCTGCTCCAGGGTCTGCTGCGCATACACGTAGCCCCAGCCATGCTCGGCGACGCCCTCCTTCAGCATGGCCCGGATACCGGTCTTCAGGTCGGCGAGGGGCAGGATCGGCAGGACCGGGTCGGCCTCGGTGTCCTCCGGGCCGGAGTGGAACTGAACGCCACCGGCGGCCGGGTTCTCCGCCAGCTGGAAGACGCGGGCACCGTAGCCGCCGTCCACGACACCGGCTTTGATCGCCTTCGCGAACGCCTTGTTGAACAGCTCGGTGGCCTCGGCGCGGCTGGTCGCCGTTACGGTCTTGCCGAAGACGCCGGTGATCGGGGCGAACACCTGGTAGTGGGCGGACGTGACGATCGGGTCGACACCGAGCCGGATAAGGGAGCTGTTGATCCAGCCCCGGTCGACGTGGCCGTAGTCGGCAGCGTTGGTCGCGTAGATGCGGATCTGGTGGCGCAGCTCTTCGGCCTGCTGCGCCTCGGCGAAGGAGTCGTAGTCCTTCTGCGAGTCTTCGGAGTTGCTCATTCTGTTCTCCTCCTTGGTGTTCACTGTCAACTATCACTATACACCATGGAGCGCAAGCGGCCTAACCCTTGTGACCGCACGCCAACTTAAGCTCGTTTGGGGGCGGCAATTTCGGGGCCGATTTTCACCATGAGTTACGAGATCCCGGGATGTGGGATGTAGGGCCGGGAATCCCGGCACCCAAGCCCCAGATCCGTAACGCTGTGTAGATGGTGGCGCGAACGGGACTCGAACCCGCGACTTCCCGGCTAGAACCCGGGCCTCTGCCGCTGAGGTACCGCGCCATGGAAAACCCCACGGGGAGGGCTACTACCGTCCCGCCTTCAAGCCCGTGATCTCTGGCGGTGACTCCTCACTCCGGACGTCGAGCGCGTGTTAGGCCGAAGCCAGTCAGAGGCGGTCCGTTCGACCGTGGGGCCCATTCATATCCTCCAGGGGCGTGAACCCGGGGCGCTGGAGGAAAGCGGTGCGGGCAGGACTCGAACCTGCATCCCTGCGGCCCGCTTCCCCTGGGACGGTGCAGGGGCCGTGCGGAGGCGTGCTCAAACACTGCCCTCCTGCCGCACGGTGGTCGCTGCTCTCCCCGTTGAGCTACCGCACCATGATCAAAAACGTGTGGGGATGTGCTCCGAGCAGCGGAATCGAACCGCCTGCTGTCCCCCGAGGTGGAGGCCGCGACTGACCATGTCTCGTGTCTGAACCTCGGAAGCCTTGCGCCAGCCGGAGCACCCCGGAAACTAGCAGCTCAGCGGGAACGCATTCCACAGCTGAATGCTGGACACCCGGCCGCCCCAGTCGCCGCCGGACGCGGCCTGACCGTTCTGCATCTCCCGGTTCCAGGTGGAGCTGCCGCAGGCCGGGCCGTCGATGATGTAGACGGCCTTGCCGACCCGGTCGTAGAACGAGTAGCCCCGGTTGGTGATGCCGGAGACCAGCCGGATGCCGTTGTTCGTCCCGGCCAGGAAGTTGCTGTTCGAGTACTGGTAGCGGGATCCGGTGTACCCGGCACCCGTCCAGATGCAGAAATAGCCGTCGGGGCAGTCGCTGGCGGCGGCCTGCGCTGGGCTGGCGACGAACGAGCCGCCGATGCCGCCGAGAATGACGGCGACGGCCGCCGTGAGGGTCTTGAACTTCGACTTCACTTGGTGCCTTTCCGGTTGAACGGATCGGTAAGCCAGGCCGCCAGGTAGACGGCCTGGACGATGAACCAGCCCAGCTGCCACTTCTTGCCGGGGCAGCCGTCCCGGTATTGGTCACTCATCGGCGCCCGCACTTTCATCGACCTGGCAGCAAGTGACGCCGACCGCGTGCCGGTCATAGAACGCCACGCCCTGCTGGATCTGGTCGGCGGCGGCGCGCGCGGCGGCCTGCGTCTTCCGGCCAGCACGGATCGCCTCGTTCAGGTCCAAGGCGAAGGCTTGCAGCCGGTCCAGGACGTCGGCGGAGGTGTGTCCATCCCACTTGCGGGCGTGCTCCAGCACGGGCACCTCGGCGAAGCGGTCCCAGTCCTTCAGCGGGTAGTGGTAGCTGACCTGGCCCACGGGCAGGTCAATGCCGACGATGAAGTGGCCGTCGAACATGGGGCCGTCGTACGGGTGGTGCTGCTTGGAGCGCCAGCTGTCGCCGTCGATCGCGGCGATGGTGGCGACGACTGCTGTGAGGGCGAGCCGGTGTTCGTACAGCTCGTCGAAGGTGTGGTAGCCG